CGTGCTGACGCTTATGCCTGATGCCCCGACCAGCGACGACGTGGCAGGGCCGTCGATTGACACGGTCGCTCCGTTTGCCCCTGTGGCCTGCGAAAGGGTGATCGGGTCGATTCCGGCGAGCACCAGCCGGGTGGCGGTCATCCCGGTGTCGCCTGTGGTGTTGCCTCCCGTGGACACACCAGCCGAGAAGCCGCCTGCGGCTGGGCCGGAGATGGAGATGGTGGCCCCGTTCGCCCCGGTCGTTTGACTCAGGGTGATGTTGTTAGTTCCGACCAGCACCAGCTGGCTCCCCGTGATGCCGGTAGCGCCCGCGCTGTTGCCGAGGTTGCTGACACCGGCAGAGAACTGGCCACCCGTAGGAGACTGCCCGCTGATCGAGATCGTGGCGCCGTTCGCGTCGGTGTTCTGCGACATCGTGATGTTGTTCGTTGCGACCAGCACCAGTCGGGTGCCGCTGACCCCGGTGTTGCCCTGCGTGTTACCACCCGTGCTCAGACCTGCGCTGAAGCTCGGCTGCCCGATCAGGGACAACGTCGCGCTCGCGCCGTTCACGGACTGGCTGACCGTGATGTTGCTGGTCCCGATGATCACGGCGCGGACCTGGCCGCCGGAAGCGACACCACTGGTGCCGAGCGTGTTTCCGAGGTTCGACGCGCCAATGCTCTGGGACTCCACCGTCTGAGCGGCCACGGAGATGTCGATCCGCTGGCCCGTGTTCGAGGACACGGTCACGCCGCCACCTACGCCAGTGATCGTGATCGTCCCTGACGTGTAGGTTGTGTTCGACGCAGCCAGGCCCCCGACAAAGGTCTGCGTCTCCGCCTGGACGCTCTGAGACGCGCTGATGCGCCATCCAGAGTTGGTGGCGGCCACGCTGATGATCCCATCGCCACGGATCGACAGAGTGCGCACGTCGAAGGTTCCGCTGGAAGAGGAGTACGTGTTCCCGACCGCGTACACGCCACCCGAGTCCGCGGTCTGCGCGGCCGTCACCGGCCCCTGGATAGTGATCGTACCACCCGCGGCGGCGGTGGCCTGGGAGAGCGTGATGTTCTGCGATCCGACGAACACCATGCGTGTCCCGGTCACACCCGTATCGCCCGCCGTGTTGCCGCCTGTCGAGACTCCAGCCGAGAACAGCGACTGGGTCTGGACGGACTGCGTGATCCCGGAGATCGTGATCGTCTGGCTTACGCCGTTGCTCGAGCCGGAAAGCGTGATCCCGTTGCCGCCTGCCAGGATGACCCGGCCGCCCACCGTCACGGTGTCGCCCGCCGTGTTACCGATGTTCGACAGGCCCAGACTGAACTGAGTGCCGGTCTGCGCGTTGACGCTGAGCTGGAACTGGTTCCCGGTCGTCGAGCGGATCGTGATCGCGCCCAGCTCGCTCAGAGAGACTGTGCCTGACGTATAGGTCGTCTGGGAGTTTGCGAGTCCGGAGAGACCCGTCTGCGCGGTCTGGACCGGCGCGCTAATGCGTAGGGTGCCGCCTGAGTAGCCCACACTGACGGCGCCTGCGCCATCCACGCTGATGGAGCGCGCGTCGCGGGTGGTAGAGGAGGACTGGCCCGTGGTATTGCCAACCGCGTACAGCCCGAGCGTCTGGTTGGTCTGATCGGCGGCGCTGATCGTGACGGTGCCCCCGGAGGCGTTCGTGCTCTGCGAGAGCGTAATGGCGTTGCCGCCCGCCAGGACCAGGCGCGAGCCTGTGATGCCCGTGTCCCCCACCGTGTTGCCGACGTTGCTGACGCCGCCCGAGAACGCACCCCCGGCCCCACCGGAGATGGTGATGGCATTGCCGGCTTGGCTGAGGGTGACGTTGTTGCCGCCAGCCAGGGTCAGGACACCGGAGCTGACAAGCGCCCCGGCCCCCGACGTGTTGCCGCTGATCGTCAGGTTGAACCGGCTCTGCGTCTGCTCGGACTGCGCGGCAACGGAGATGTCCACGCGCTGCCCTGTGTTGCTCGACACCGTGACGCCACCCCCGACGCCCGTGAACCTCACACTGCCGGAGGTGTACAGGGTATCGGATGCGCTGATACCGCCGATGAAGGTTTGGGTCTCCGGCTGGACCGACTGGGTAGCGCTGATGCGCAACGAGCCACCGGAGTAGCCGACGCTGATGATCCCAGCACCCTCCACGCTGATCGAGCGCGCGTCCCGCGTGGTGCTAGACGACTGCCCAGTGGTGTTCCCGAGCGCGTACAGGCCTACGGTCTGGACGGACTGGGGATCGACGCTCAGCTGGAAGTGCTGGCCCGTGGTGGAGCGAATCGTGATGGCACCGAGCTGGCTGAACGTGACCGACCCTGAGGTGTAGGTCGTCTCACTGTTCGCGAGCGCGCTGATCCCCGTCTGCGCCCCACCTACGTTCGGCCCACTGATGGTGACGGCATTCCCGTTCTGGGAGACCGTGATGTTGTTGCCCCCGGCCAGCGTCATCGTGCCCGAGGAGATGAGCGCCTGGACGCCTGAGGTGTTCCCGGAGAGGGTCACGTCGATCAGGTTCTGCGTCTGGACCGACTGCGCAGCAACGCTCAGGTCTACGCGCTGGCCAGTGTTGGAGCTGACCGTGATCCCACCGCCCACGCCCGTGAAGCGGACGTTCCCTGAGGTGTACAGGGTATCCGACGCGGAGATGCCTGCGATGAAGGTCTGCGTCTCCGGCTGGACCGACTGGCTCGCGCTGATGCGCAGCGAACCGGCCGAGTAGCCCACGGAGACTATCCCGTCGCCTGCGACCGAGAGCGTCCGGGCATCCATCGTGGTGCTGGACGACTGGCCCGTCGTGTTCTGCACCGCGTACATGCCGAGCGTCTGCGCGGACTGGTTGGGTGCGCTGATCGTGAGGGTGCCGGAAGCTCCGTTGAGCGACTGGCTCAAGGTGATGTTGTTCCCGCCCGCCAGGACGAACCGGACCGACGGTCCTGACGCGACGCCAGTAGTACCGCTCGTGTTGCCGACGTTCGACATCCCGATCGACTCGGAGATGTTCGGGCCGGAGATCGTCAGGGTGCCCGAAGCCCCGTTCAGCGACTGCGACAGAGTGATGGAGTTCCCACCCGCGATCACGAAGCGCACCTGCGCGCCGGACGCCACCCCGGTTGTGCCGGACGTGTTGCCTACGTTCGACATGCCGATCGACTGGGACTCGGCTGTCTGCGCCGCGACCGAGAGCTGGAACTGGTTGCCCGTGGTGCTGCGGATCGTGATGGCGCCAAGCTCGCTCAGGGAGATGGTGCCGCTGGTGTACGTCGTCTGGCTGTTCGCGAGGCCGCCTACGAAGGTCTGCGTCTCAGGCTGAACGGACTGCGTGGCCGAGATTCTGAGGGAACCACCCGAATAGCCGACGCTGACGATACCGGCACCCTCGACACTCAGGGACCGCGCGTCACGGGTGGTGCTCGAGGACTGCCCGGTCGTGTTGCCGAGCGCGTACATACCGACGGTCTGAACCGACTGGCTGGCGTCCACCACCACGCGCTGCCCGGCGCTGCTGCGGATCGTGACGATGCCCGACCCCGTGATCTCCACGGTGCCCGACGTGTACGTCGCATCGGAGGCGATGATCCCTGAGATCCCTGTCTGCGCTCCGGCCACGCTTGGACCGCTGATCGTGAGCGTCGCCCCCGAGGCATTGCTGCTCTGGGAGAGCGTGATGTTGTTGATGCCCGCGAACACCAACTGGGAACCCGTGAGGCCGGTATTGCCCAGGGTGTTGCCCATTGTGGACGCCCCGGCTGAGAATGACGGCGGCCCCAGGATGCTGATGGTGGAGCCGTTGGTGGAAGTAGAGAGCGGCGCCACTGCGGAGAGGACGGAGGTCGCGGGCGCCTGAATGGAGACGGTGTTGCCTGCAGCTCCGGTCGTCTGGCTGAGCGTCATCACCCCCTCGCCAACCAGCACCAAGCGGGTGCCGCTGACTCCAGTCGCGCCGTCGGTGTTGCCGCCAGTGCTGACGCCTGCGCTAAAGTTGATGGGCGCTGCGACGCTCAGGTCGACGCGCTGCCCTGTGTTGCTGCTCACCGTGATGCCGCCACCTACTCCGGTGAACCGCACAGACCCTGAAGTGAACGTCGTGTTGGAGGCGATGATGCCGCTGATCCCGGTTTGCGCTCCTGCTGCGTTAGCCCCGGAGATAGTGATGGCGTTTCCGGCCTGACTAACGGTGATGTTGTTGCCCCCCGCTAGGGTCAACGTGCCGGAGCTAACCAGCGCCAGCACTCCGGAGGTGTTGCCGCTCAGCGTGAGATCGAAGCGATCCTGTGTCTGAACCGACTGGGATGCGTTGATAATGACTCGTTGCCCAGTGCCCGACTGAACGGTCACGATCCCGGAGCCGGTGAAGGTGACGGACCCTGACGTGTACGTCGTGTCAGAGGCAGCGATGCCGCTGATGCCGGTCTGTGCTCCAGCGGCGTTCGGCCCGCTGATGGTGACGCTCATGGAGACGCCGTTCGTGGAGCCGGAAAGCGTGATGTTGTTCCCGCCTGCAAGCACCAGGCGCCCGTTCACGGTACCCGAGTTGCCTGACGTGTTGCCTCCGGACACGCCTGCCGTGAACTGCGTCCCGGTCTGCGCCACTGGCGCCGCGACGGAGATATCGATCCTCTGCCCCGTGTTGGAGCTGACCGTCACCCCGCCCCCGACGCCCGTGATGCGCACCGTGCCTGATGTGTACAGCGCGTCGCTGGCGCTGATCCCTCCGACGAAGGTCTGCGTTTCCGGCTGAACGCTTTGCGGTGCGACGCTGAGCTGGAACGCCTGCCCCGTCGTGGAGCGGATCGTGAGGTTCCCCAGCTCGCTGAGACGCACCGTGCCGCTGGTGTAGGTCGTTTCGCTGTTCGCTACCCCGCTGATCGCCGTCTGCGTTCCGCCGCCCGCATTGCCGCTGATAGTGATGGCGTTACCGTTCTGAGACAGCGTGATGTTCGCTCCGCCCGCCAGGGAGAGCGTTCCGCTGGAGACCTCCTGGAGAGCGCCAGCCGTGTTACCGTTGAGGGTCAGGTTGAAGCGGTTCTGGCTCTGGACGGACTGTGGAGGAGCGCTCAGGGTGATCGTGGCGCCACTCGGGTCAACCGACTGGCTCGCCGTGATGGCCCCGGCCCCCACCAGGACCACCCGGCTTCCTGTGACGCCCGTCAGCCCGAGGGTGTTGCCCCCGGTGCTGACGCCCAGGCTGAACGAGCCGCCCCCACCACCGCCGCCGCTGACCGGCCCCATGTAGATCTTGCTGGCCGAGCTGTACCAGATGGGGCTGTCAAGATCCTGGACGGGCGAGGCGTCCGAGCGGCTGAACCGCACGTCCTTCAGCTTCTGGAAGCTCGCGATTACGCCAGCGGCTGGCATGTTAGCGCAGCCTCATGTGGGGGTTGGCGCTCATCACGAGAACGGGGAGGCGGGCGGAGCGCACCGTTGTGAAGTGCTCCACGCCGCCTCCCCTGTCTGTAGCCTTACGTTGCCGTGGTCTGGTAGCCGCAGTCTGCCGTCGGCTGCGCTGCCTGGTCGTACCAGAAGCCACCCGGCGCCCGGGCCGGGATTGCCTCCGGCTGGCCACCGTACGGACCATCCGCCCAGCTGGCGTTCGACCGGCTGAAGCCGTTGACCACCGGCTGCGCGAAGTCGTTGCCGAGCTGCATGTTCCCGATCTGCCAGAACGTGCGGGGGAACAGGAAGTGGATGTAGGGCCAGTCCGGGTCTGCTGCGTCGTCGACCCACGCATCGGCCCAGAACTCCACCGCAACCGCGGCCGGGACGAACTCGCACCCCAGCTGGTCGGGGTACCAGACGCCGATCGGGACCGGCACGGTGGAGGTGTCCTCGATGACGGTTGCCCCGATCATCATCTCCAGCAGGGCAGGCTCCAGCGCGCCCTGGTTGATGACGAAGTCGAACCGGCGGAGCCGGTCGGGGTCCTTGCGGGTGGCGACGATGCAGCCGCAGCCCCCGATCAGGTCTGACTCCAGACCCGTCAGGATGTTGGGGTTCATCTGCACCGTGATGAGGTCGTCGGACACGTAGCTGTTGTCCGGCCCGGCCGCCACCGACCCATCCGCGTTCAGCCGCGTCACTCGGAAGCGGCAGACGTGGAGGGGAATCGCGCAGATTTCGGGATTCTGCATGCCTCTCCTCTCCTTACGTCCTGTCCACGAGCACGGCTGCCTGTAGCTCCGTGTCCCAGTCGACGAGATAGTGACGCTCGGCGCGGTACGTCACCACGTTGTTCTGCCTGTCCAGCGCCGCAGAAAGGGAACCCGGAACGATCTCGACGCCTGTGCGCCTGATCTGAATCGGGCCAGTGGCCCAAGCCCAGCCAGCAGTGGCCGGGGGTGCGGCCTGGCCATCGGGCTTTGCCCCGACGTAGCCATAGCCCACCACGATGGGAGTGCCGGTGGCGATCGCCCGCAGGTACGCGCCCTCGCGCTCCACCGTACAGGCGGAGGCCCAGGCCGTAGCCGTAGCGGGGTCGGCGTGGATGACGCCCATCTTGCCCGTCGCGGCGATCGCGTTCTCGAGGCGGGCAAGCGCCTCCACTGTCTTCAGCGTACCCAGGGACGCATAGTTCGGCTGTGAGATGTCCGCCAGGTACGGGTTGGCCGGCATCGCGACGCCCGTAGCGAACTCGCGTTCCACCAGCGCCGCCTCCAGGCCGGTAAGCCCGATGACTGCGCGATCCCTGAACGCCTCGTCATCACCGATACCCCGCGCGGTGCAGGTCTCGGCAACGTAGGCGGTGTACGCGCCCCACTCTGGCAGGTACGTGACGCCGCCGTCGATCTTCTCCCGGTTCGTCCCCGTAGCGCACGGGTTGTGCGTATCGCCGTCATCCAGCTTGGGGTACGGGTAGATCTGGCCGCCCGCCAGGTAGTGGTAGTCCAGGTCGTCGTAGATCGTGGCGACCGTGAGCAGGTTGTAGCGGGCAGGAACGGGAATCGGCCCATCAAGAACCCTTGGTGGTCCTATGGTTGCCGAACTCATTTCCCGTTCCTCCCCGTCTACCTATCCGACTAGCAGGTGATCGCCGTCGCGGTGCCGCCCGTGGTGCCGGTCGGGCAGACAGTGGACTCGACCTCGAGGGACTCGGGGCCGACGAACGCAACCTGCTCGAACGACTCTCCGAAGATCCGGTAGTCGTTCGTGTTGTTCAGGGTGCTGTCGCGGACGATGCCCAGCTCCAGCGTCCCACCGTCGAGGAACAGGAAGCTGCCCTCGGGGTAGATGTACCAGACGACGCTGGTCGGGAACTTCTGGAGCGGCCCCGTACCCTGCGCCGGGAAGATCTGGCCTTCACCGGTCGGGGAGTCGAGGTAGAAGCTGATCGTGACCCTTGCGAGGGACTCGAGCAGCTGCTCCACTCCGGCCACCGAGTACTCGAAGCGGTGGAACTGGCTGTTCACCAGGTCCGCCACCAGGAGGTCGGCTGCCCAGGCGGGCATGAGCACCCGCAGCCGGGCGTTCGGGTCCATGCGGTGCCGGGAACGCATCCCCGCTGCCGCCTGGAGGATCCCGTTCAACAGCGTCGACGTCGCCCCGTAGGTCGCGGCAGCCGTGACTGCCGTCGAGTAGGAGGCGATGCCGTCGATCAGGGCGGTCTCCGCGACGCGCGCGTGAGCCGCCCGGACCAGGTCGTTGAACTGCGCGATCTGCTCCGGCCATGCCCGGGAGTTGAGGTTCCCGAACTGGACGCAGTGGTAGATCATCGAGAGCAGCGCCTCTTCGAACGGCGGGCACGCGACGATCTGGCAGGACTTCTCGGCGTTGGTGCCTCCGGCAGCGTCCTGCGCTGCAGTACGGATCCCGACCGCGCCGTTGTCACCGCTCGTCTCGACATCGGTGAGCACCGGCACCGCTGCGAACCTGAGTCCGCCGCGGCTGGCGATGAACCCTGCGAGCGCGTCCCGGACGGGCCGTGACGTGGTCGAGATGTTCATCAGGTCGTAGTAGGGGGTGACCGGCGCGCATAGCCCACCTGAGGCAACGAGCGCCTCCGGGCTGACGATGCGGTCGATCTTCTCCTGATCCGTCTCCACGCCGCGGAGGATGCGCTCCTCCGGGAACAGCTCGCCGTAGTTGATGGAGGCCACGATCGCCTTCTCCTCGACGCCCTGAGGCGTGGAGACCGAGGAGCCACGGCGGGCCATGATGGCACGGGCCAGGCCCATGCGGTCCAGCTCCTCCCCCTCCCGGATGCCGCTGATCCCGGCCGAAGCCACGATCGCTGCGCCCGTGGGGGCTGCCGGAAGCGGTTCCCTGTCCTGCGTCGGTGCTGGGAGTGCCGGCTTCGGCTTCCGCTTGGCGGGCAGCTCACCCGCTGCGAGGACCGGCTCCTCCGCGACGACCTCTTCGGCGACCGGCTCGGCCGGTGCCTCCGCGCCCTCGGCGGGGGCTTCAGCCGTGACCTCTGCCTCCGCGCCGCCCTCGGCCGACTCGTCGCCACCTTCCGCGTCGCCACCCTCGGTGTCGTCGCCTTCGGTGTCGTCGTCGCCCTCGGCGGTCGGCTCGATGCCGGACTTGGCGGCCAACTCGAGGAGCGACTCCTCGAACTGCGTATCCGCCTGACCCAGCACCTCGAGTCGCTCGGTGATGGTCGTGATCTCGTCGGACCCGGCCTTGAACTGCTCGAGCGCCGCTGCGCGCGACATGTCACCAAGCAGCTCCGGGTCACGGTCGAGAATCCTTCGACCTACGGCACGGTAATCCTTGAGAAGCCCCTGAAGGGCCTCTCCGTCGAGCTGCTCGAAGTTCTCGGGCAACCCGGGAAAGAGCTTCCTGTCTTCTGGCATTCCCTGTCCTTCCTCAGTACGAGTGATGAAACGACTCGCCCGAGGCACTAAGGCCAGGGCTGCTGGAGCGGCGGCTAAGCTGCTGCTCTGATGGAGAGGAGCTTACCGGGGGGAGCGGCGGTCGTGTTTCCCCGTATGCTGAGAGGCATGATCCCGCGCGAGTGGAACCCCGAGTTTCACTGGCGCCACAGGGTTGGGCTGGTGCTGCTCAAGCTGGCCCTGGTAATCGCAATCTTCACGCCACCGCTGTACCTGCTCACGGAGGCCTACCTCCATGATGACGCTGCCCGCGCGCTCATGGCCATGGGGTTTACGGTGTATGTGAGCACCCCACTCGCCGTCCTGCTGCTCATCCGTCTACGCTAGGTTCTGCATCTGCGCTAGTAGCTCCGGCAGGAGCAGGTAGCGCGCGGGCACCCAGGAGTCCTCAGGGTTGCGCGCCCGGGGGTTCGCCTTGAACTCCTGTCGCTGTGCGTAGGCGCCTGTGGTCCAGCCCGCCACGTTGATGTCACCAATCTCCCCACGCACCAGCACGAACAGGCGCTCCTGGGGATCATCGTGGTGCACGATCAGGTGCCCCGGCTCATGCCTGGTCCAGCGCACCTCAATGCGCGACCCTACGTCAGGTGGCTTCAGCGGCAGATCCTCCAGTAGCCCGTAGACCCAGGACAGCTCAAGCCAGGCCGCCACCAGGCCCTCCGCCAGGGCGGAGTAGGCGTCAATGTAGACGCGCTGCTTCTCGCCTGGGTCACCGTAGGGCTGCGAACGCCCAAGCCGCTTCGCCACCGCGTAGCGCCCACGCCCCACCCGACGCGCCTCCTCCAGCAGCTCGTCACTCAGGAACGGGGCCAGCTCCACGGGGCAACCCTACCCCAGGGGCTGCAGGCGCCACGTGATCTCAGCCGGGTCACCAGCGTAGAGCGCCAGCGGCCTGCGCTTTGCCTTGCCCGTCCCTGAGCCACCACCGTCCACGGAAGGCACGTCATCCGGGTGGTCCACCAGGCTCGGCACAGTCACCCACGTCTGGATGCCCTCACCCAGGCGGCCCCGCTGGAAATGGAACAGGCGGCCGTCATCCGCTGTCGCGTTCTCCCGTAGCTCCGTCTGCACCTCATCCCAGTACAGGCAGCGGGCAGCTAGCTCCGGCGTCCAGCCTAGCGCCAGCGTGGGCACCCAGTTCTGAGGCCGGATCTGCAGTAGCGTCGGCCCCTGCTCCATGGCCCGCCAGAACGCGGAGCGGCTCACCTGCTGCACGTAGGCCTGCAGGCAGAACGCGATGAGAGCGTCCGGTAGTAGCTCGCGTGCGCTGATGGCCGCTGGTTCCCAGCCCGCCAGGGGAATGCAGTCGTCCTGGAGGATCACGAACGGCTCTCCCAGCGCCACGCCTACCTTCAGGCAGGCTACGTAGGTGCGCCAAGGACCGAAGCCTGAGGTCGGCGCAGGATCCGTCACCACCAGAGGGTTCAGATGCGCCGTTCTAGGCAGCAGGGCGGCGCGACTAGGATGGTGCTGAAGGATGAGCTGGGTCAGACTTGGTACTGCTTCTTCTCGTCCCGGACGGAGCCTTCCTTCAGGTGCCGCTTGCGCGCCAGCTTCCACGCCTTGTTCGCGTCAGCCGGGGAGAGGTCGTACCGCTGCGCGATCGTGACCGCGCTGATGCCCGGCTTGATCTGAGCGGCGGCCCGCTTCACGGGATCCTGCGGCAGATCCTCTGGCGTCTGCGTGGAGGTGTCCTCCTTCGCGAACTTGCGTGACGCCGGGGTCTGCTGGTTCAGGTAGTCAGGCGTGTCATCCGGCGGAGGGCCATGCAGCGGGCGGAAGGAGCCGTCATCAGCGACCTCGTAGTCGTTCGAGGCGTCCGTCGTGATGATGGTCTTGCCGTCCTCCTGCTTGATGGCGGTGATCCTCTCCGTGAAGCCGGTGTCCGCCGGGGTGAACTTGTCGCCCACGCTCGGACCCGGTAGCTCCGAGTGGCTCTTCACGTACTTGCCCCGCTCCTTGTCGAGCAGGACGCCCGCCTCTGTCTTCGACATCATCTTGCCGCCTGGCCCCTTCACCATCCCCTTCGGCGCGAACTCCCCTCCCGAGTCGCTGCCCTTGGGGTGACGGGGATGCGCGCTTTCCGTGAACGTGCCGGCTGCCGTGATCGCCCAGGACGCTGGTAGCGCGTCGACCGCCTTCATGGCACGTGCGCGCTTGATGATCCAGCGGCGGGCTGCGTCAGGATCCTTCGCGCGCCCCAGTGCCTGCACTGCGTTGCTGAGGTCTGAGCGGTTCCGGATGGGGAAGCTCCCATCCTTCATCGCCTCGCCCTTCTTCGCGAGCTTCTCCCGCTGCGGGCCTGTGAACGCAGCGGCCAGCACCTCACCTGCGGGCAGGGGGTCAGGCGCGCGCGCGGCAGGCAGGTCCATGGGATCCGCCGCCAGGCAGCCCGGGTCGTTCAGTAGCTCGTGCTCCGTTACGCCCAGCACCTTCGCGGCCTGCGCCAGCATCTCCGGCGTCAGGTCTGACGCTGCCTGAAGCTCCACTTCGCTGCGACTGCCCACCCTGCGCTCCTCTCCGGACTCCGGATCCCTCAGGACGCACCAGCCGTCACCCTCTGACAGAACCTCCCAGCCGTCATCGAGCAGCTCCTGCTTCTCGTCGTCGTAGCCAGCCTCGCCCGCTTCCTCATCATCAGCCTCGCCCTGCAGAACCTTGGTCTCCGTGAAGTAGCCCGCCGCCTGCGTATCCTCCTGACCGTCAGCGTTCGTGGTCTTGACGGTCCACTGGCCGCCGCCCTTCTCGCCCTTCCCCTTACGGGGGTGCTGGGACTCCACGAAGCCTGCTGCGCTGAACGTCTCCAGGGCCGCCTGAACTGGGTCGATAGGCGCGGTCATGGCCTCGCTGTGCGCCATGGCGTCCAGTAGGTCAGCCAGCCCGGCCTCGAACTCCTCGTCATCGATCTCCTGTAGCTCCTCCGGCAGCAGAAGCGGCCCGTCAATGACCCCGGCCGCCACCAGCGCCAGGATCTCCTCATGGCCCTCGTACTCACCGGATGCGCTCATTGCGCGTGGCACCGGGAAGCCCGGCACGTTCACAGCCAGGAGGCCTAGCATTTCGAGCTTGCCCCGGATGTTGCGCCAGTCCCCACTCAGGGAGGCGCCCCGTAGCTCACGTGCCCGCTCAGGGGAGACGTCAGGCCGGAGCGCCCCGCTCACCCAGATGCCGTGCTTGCCGTCAGTGATCCTTACGTCCGCCGCCACAGCCCCGGTGTTGTCGTAGTGCTCCGCCGTAGCTGCAGGGGACGCCGTGAGGCTGGCATGTCCCGTGCCGAGGGTAATGCGCCCAGTCGGGATCAGCTCGCCGTCATCGACCTCCGTGAGGCCCGTCATGTAGTAGCCGTACTGGGAAGCTGACTGCGGGGGCTTGACGCAGCGCCCGGGCTTGCCAGTGTGGCAGGTGTCCCAGAGCGCTGCGTAGCCGTAGACCTGCCCGTCTGCGGTGACGGTCCAGGTACCCTCCGTGATGTCCTCCGGCTCTGGCTTCTCGAACCAGGGACGGGGTGGGACGACGGGGGGAGCAGCAGCGATCAGTCCGAGTCGGTCACGCTGTAGCTCAGCCACTTCCATCGCCCGCATGGCAGGAAGGTTACGCGGGGGAGCGGCGGTCGGGTTCCTCGTGCAGGTAAACGGTGTAGCTCTCGGGGGTGCCGCCGTAGGTCTCAGCTAGGGCGTCTTGCAGGATAGCAATGCTGGCGGGATATCGCAGCTGCGCACGGTGGAACTCTGTTCCGGGTGGGAAGCGGAGGGTAAGGTGGGACTGCGGTTCCACCTCCACCACGTCGGCCGCCCTGAGCAGCGTGGCGATGGGGAGGCTCTTCATGAGGACGGACGCGCGCAGCAGCCCCTCGCCCTTCATGCGTAGTCCACCACCAGAACCACGATCACCAGGATCAACGCTAGCGCCAGCAGGTACAGAACGTAGTAGTCGATCGCCTTCTGGATGTCACGCCCCAAGCTCACCGCCGCCTCCTCTTGATCCGACGTTCCTCCGGCGCTTCTGCCGCTGCCTGTTCTCGCAGTCTCGGCAGCGTGAGCGCCGGTCCCTTCTGCCGGGTGCCCCGAGGTCGTTGCCGAACTCATGGTCGGGCTTCCATTCCCTGCAGGTGGCGCAACGCAACGTATCAGGCCTGGCTGTCGTAACACGGGCAGCCGCAGCGCACCTGCGGCATCGCGTAGAACGTAGGGTGCGGTCCCCCCCGTTACGGCTGTTGCGGTTCATTGGGCCACCGCACTCCTGACAGACTCCCGATTGGCTCCAGGCAAGGTGCGTTTGCAGAGCGCGCTCGTAGGCTTCTGGGTTGACAGCGTAGTGAGCAGCGGTATGGGAAATACCCAGCGCATCCGCTATCTCCCTCTCACTGAGGCCGGAGGCGTGCATGCGCCTAGCCTCTTCCTGGTCGAACTTGCGCTTGTAGACGCGTGCTATCTCCGCCTCCTCTTGCGCTGTTTCATCCTTGGTGCACGTGGGAGCAGGACGCGCTCACCGGAACGGACCTGCTCGTTCAGCGCGCGCAGCTGGTTCTCGAACAGTAGCTCGCCATGCCATTGCGGCTCACGAATCGCCATGAGGTGCCCGTTGTAGCCCAGCGCTCGCTCACGGCAGTACATGATGAACACGCCCAGGGTGCTACTCCGGCCAGACGGTTCCGCAGCCACGGCACCACCACCTCCGCTCCGGGTCGTCGGGGTTGTTGGTCTCCTTCGTGTGTCCGGTCTTGAGCCAGCACCAGAACCGGCGGTGCTTGAATGGGTTGGTCCAGGCGCTGCGGCCCAGCATGATGTGGAACCCTAGCACATAGAAGCTGATGAGCCAGCGGTAGTTGTCGCACAGGAGTTGCCCGTCGCCGTAGACGCCGTGCCGCCGCCAGTCCTCGGCCTTATCGAATGTCACGTCCGGCCGCATCAGTCCACCGGATCGAACTGCAGGATCGGCTTCATCTTCAGACTGACCCGCCGCGGCGCCCACTGGGACTTGGGGACCGTCGCGAAGATGCCGTGCCGCTGCTCCTCCGGGAGGGAGGCCATGTATTTGCGGAGCGCGTCCTCCCGCTTGGGTGCGTCAATGTGGGCAACGTCATGGTAGGAGCCGTCACCGTTCTGCTCGAGGATGATGTAGCCGTGCATGCCGTGACCTCCGTGGGTGGGGTGGGGGGTGCAGACCTTTGCGTTGGGGCGCCAGCCTGCTGCGGTGATGGCGGCGGACCAGGAACCGAACTCCCGCTGCACCGTACCGACTGCGGGGAACCACATGCCGGGGCGTAGGCTCAGGATCTCACTGGCGGAAGGCTGGTCACCGTAGGTCTCGTGGTAGGCGGCGAACGCCTTCAGGATTCTCTCCTTCGTCCAGTAGCGCCGGTTGTGCTGCATCTCACGGCTGTGCTCAAGGCAGAGCGTGGGGGCGTGCGCCCGTCCCATTGAGCCATCCGTCTTCTTGCCGCATACGGTGCAGGTGCCCTTGTAGCGTTCACGCCGCTTCCTTTGCTTCTCTGCAGCGTCAGGATCGATCCAGCGCTGCACGGTGGAGCGCGGGGCGTCAAGCAGGTCAGCGATCGCTCTTACCGTCTCCCCTTCAGCGCGTAGCTGCCGGGCTGCCAGGACCTTCTCCGGGTCGTGCGCTGCGTGGCTCACGGCTACCTGCGCTCAGCTAGGTTGTGTAGCCAGCCACGTGCCCAGAAGCCCAGGATGAACGCCAGGATTGAGGCAGCCCAGATCATAGGATCCGGTAGGGGCCGGAGGGCTTGGTGGGGGCGCCGCCTTCGCGCCTTTGCCAGACTTCATGATCTGCAGGGAAGCTGCACCAGATGCAGGTGAACCCGTCGCGGTGCAGCATGAAGTTGGAGTGGAACCAGCTTGAGGCGATGAGGCCGCACGTATCGCAGTAGCACTCACGTATGGATTCCTGGACTCCTGGATTCACGGGGGTGGGGAACTCCATTAGCTCCTTCCGGGTCTGTGTGCGCGAGGGTACGTCATGTGGTCTTGCGGAGCAGCCATAGCAGGAGCCTTCCCCACCAGTGCGAGCGGCGGCGCTGGTAATCAGACTCGAGTTTGTCTAGCAGGACGGAGCGGGCGACTAGGTCCGTAAGGTCGCCTCTCACGGCCGGTTCCCGGCGAGAGCGGCGCGGGCGCGGAGTGCGCCGTTCAGCTTCTCCCGCATCGCGGGCCATGCCTCGATGTCGGTCAGGTCACCGACGCCTGTCAGCCAGATCGCCACGTCTAGCGCGTCGTCTAGCGCGTTGCGGGCTTGTTCGGCTGCCTGCTCCGCGGCCACGAGTTTCTCGGCTGTCTTGGCTCCGATGCGGTAGGCGTCGTGGCGTTCCTTGTCGAGTTGTTCGGCTGCCTGTTCCGCGGCCTCGGCGCGTTCGTATAGCCCGGCACGAAGTTCCCGTTCTTCGTCGCGTTCTTGTTCTGCTCGTTCGGCTGCCTGGACGGCCGCGTCACGCTCGGCCTCGGCCTTGTCCCTCTCCTGCCACGATCTTCGCAGTTCGTTCGTCGTTCTCAGGTCGTCCCACGGTGTTTCGGCTTTAGCTTGGAGGGCGTCCAGGGCGACGAGGGCGGGTCGTGCCCATTCTTCCCCGGCGTGACCCATCATCGAGTAGATGAATGACCGCACCTTGCTTTGAAGCTCATGCACGGTGTTGGCGTCGGCGGCGGTCACTTTGTCTTCTTCTCCGTGAACTTGTCAAGGAACGCCTTGATGAACGCCTTCGTCACCGGATCCTGCTCCAGGGGTACGGGTGCGGATGTGATGATCTGGCGGGGAGTCTCGCGGTCCATGCCCGTGACGCGGCACAGGTCACCGCAGGAGCAGACCGGATCAGTGCAGACGCCCTTCTCGCTGTCCACCGGATCGAGCACCAGGATGGGGATGCCGTACAGCAGCGACACCTGCCGCACCTCGTTCACGAGCGCGCGTGGTGCGAGGACCCGCTGCGGGTAGGCGTACTGCCCACGGGCGCCCTTATGCCCACGGATGAGCGTGCCCCACATCGCGATCTCCACGATGATGCCCTTGTCCTGGTCCAGGTAGGTCATGCAGCCTTCCGGCTCATCGACGGCATAGCAGCCGCAGCCGCAGCCCTCGGCGGGGATGTCGTGCGTGAACAGCTCCCACGACCAGGCCCAGCCTTCCGGCAGGGGGTTGGTGGGGCGAGCGGCCGGGCGCGGCCGGACGGGATGGCCCATCGCGGTGCTCACGGCGCTCGTAGCGAACACCATCAGGGGTCTGGCGTGGGCCACGTCCATTGAGGCATCCATCTCACGCGGCTGGCCCTCGATCGGAACCCAGCCCCACTCGCCCTGGCCGCAGGCAGCCTCAAGACGCTCCTTCGCGGGCCAGCGGGTTTGGCGGCTCGGGCTGTACAGATTGCCACCCGCGTCGTAGTTGAGCGCCTTGTAGCCCCGGTACGGCTCGATGCTGTCCGGGATGCGGGGGAGAAGCTCCTCGTTCATGCGGGAACTGGCACCGCTTCCGGAACGGTCTCAGGCGCCTCGATCGGCTCCGGCTCAGGCGCCGGTTCACGGTCGGGCACAGGCTCCTCCATCGGCTCGATCACGATGGCGGGATTCTCTGTTCCGATCTCCATTTCCCTACCTCCTTACCGTGACGGCCGGTTGCCTGGGTACGCTTCACCCATGGCTGTCTACCGACCTAGCGACTTCGACTCCCGGAACTGCGGGAACCAGATGTGCACGAATGATGCTCAAGCCAACGATGACCTGTGTGGATTCTGCCGCACGGAGCGTCACCGCCGGGTGTGGCGCGAACGAAATCGAGTGGAGCTACCGCCACGCGCGCGAAATCCTCGCCGTTCCGTACGCAAACTCACGCCGTAGCATGTGCCCCGTCATGGGGTCGCCCAGGCGGTAGCGCGCCGTCACGTGGCTCATGATGTCCACCAGCGACTCCTCCGGCACGTCCTCCACGGACTGCAGGAGAGCCGCGCGCCGCTTGGCCTGAACCACGCGCTGACCTCCGGCGCTGAGCGTCCAGACCTTCCTCAGCTCGTCGAACTCGAACATGCCGAACCGGCGCATCCAGCTAGAGCGCACGGCGACGCCATGGGTGTCAACCCCCAGCTTCTGCGCGATCTCGCCGGACGTAAGCTCGCCTTCCGCGGCCAGTGTCATCATCAGGTCCAGGTCACGAAACTCGTAGAGCGATGCGCTCATCTAATCACCTCGTAGTAGCGGGAACCGCCCCGGCCAGTGCGCACGAGTCGGACCAAGCCGTCCCCGTGCAGCTGCCTCAGGATGGGGGCGATGGATGACTGCCCGACGCCCTGCCAGTCGGGACGCTGGATCAGGTGGCTCGGCATGAACTCGATCCCGTTCATGTTGTCGCGGAGGTACTCAGTCACGTACTGAACGGATGCGACTGAGAAGCGGGTGCGGTCCTCTCTTCGCTTGTCCTTCTTCTTCTCCTCTGGCAGTCGCTCGGGGGCGACGGCCTTCACCGCAGCCCTTAGCTGGTTGCGCTGCGCGCGCAGCACCGCCAGTTCGCTTTCCGCAACCGCAACCGCGTTGCCCAGCGTCTCGTACGCATCGAGCAGCGGTTGAATCGCAGCCTCGTAGGTGCTCACGAGCTGGCCGTTCCGGTAGGCGCAAAGCCCCAGCGTGTGATGGCGGCCTCGATGCGCCGGTCGCCGCGCGCGTGCTCCTCGGCCAGCGCCTGCGCCGCCTCCACGGTCGGGACCATCTGGTCAGTGAACTGCCCGGTGTCCGTGTCCCGCACAGCCCAGCCGTCCTGGGTGAATACCACTTCGTATCTCATGGCCGGTCGAAGTTGGGGACGATGGCCTCGGGCTTGAAGATCACCCGGTAGCGCGTGGTCGAGACGTCGATCGGGTCGATCTGCTGCACCACGTAGGTGACGTTGTCCGCCAGCCCGAAGAACAGCTTCTTGTACTTGTTCTCA